GTAAATGGTTGTGCTGCTGTTGAAATAATTGCAGCATTTGGTTTTGCAGATAATATCAATATGATACCAAAAAGCATCATAATCAATTACCCTATCCCACTCATTTCTTTGCTTGTTGAGTGTACCGTAAGGAAAATCTGTCAATAAAAGATCAACGCTTTGAGGTTCGATCTTCCCCAAAACATTGAACATATCATCACAGAATAATTTCATTTCTTCAACCACTCCACAAACTTATTGACTTCTTGAATATCCAGTTGAAAATCACTATTGTACTCTTCCATATAAATTGCACGGGAGGCATTGCGCTTCTTGTGCTTATTAACAACAAAGATATTTACATCTTTGCCAGTCATCTTTTTGAAGTATGCAGAGTAATAATTCAAAGTGTCTTTTGATACGCACTCTTGACCAGCAAGAATAGCATACTCTACATCATCAGGAACATCAGGAGATGCGTTCAATTCAATAAAGTCTAGTATAGCACGTTTGAAATAGCAAGCATCCAGATAACACTTGGATTCTGTTGCTTTTACCATCTTACCGTTACGATAGATGTGTTTATCAACTTGAAGATTCTTAAGACAAACACCACCAATCTCTTCAGTTCGCTTATAATCATTTCTCTTTGCTTCAAGACCATTATCAGCACAAATACGCTTAATAAAGTTCTCGAAAATTACGCCAGATGCGTTTCTTGCTTTGCCACCACCATCTTCTTTATGTAAGCGAGGGAGATCCTCAACTTCAGCGTTGTATGCTTCGATAATAAGATTTAAGTTGCTCATTGTTGCTGAATTGAAGAACCTTCACCACCCCTATACAATACCACATTTTGAGCACCGTGCTCATTTACTGTGCCACTTGTTCTAGTGGCACAGTCTCAATCAAGACTCACTCATCATACCAGTATTCATAATCTTTCACAATATCATCAGGGTGATGATATTTTTTAGTCATACGGTCAATGAAATCTTGGACCTCACCATCATCCAATTCAGCATTAAAATAAATTGTGAGGTTGACAGATTTATATTGAGTCACAGTCGTTTGTTCCATCAAAGTTGTTGTTCGATTAAATTAGAAAGTTCATTGAAAGTATAACCTGAATCGTTCAGGTCTGCAAGTCCCTCGTGATAAAACCAATTATCTTCATCTTCCTCTTCAACATCAATTTTTACCACAGGACAATTAATTTCAAATCCTGCCCAATCCATTACAGATTCAGGCACAAACTCACTTTGGTCATCAAAATACCAATAGTCTTGAAGTTGAAGATTGGTTTCTTCATTGCCTCTGAACTCCCATTCAACATTGTGTTCTTGTGCATAAAGATCACACAGAACACCGAGACAACAGTAACCACTCACACTGCGGAGTTTCTCACTGCCTTGCTCGTATTTACCAGAACGCAGAGCATCAATCCACTTCTGCTTAACTTCAGGATTCATTGCCGTTGACATCATCAAACCAAGTGTCGAGTGAATTAAAGATTTCAGTTACGATGCAATCAGTAATAGCATCAATGTGTGGTTCGGGATTGTGCTTAAAGGCACGATTGTATCCGAACCTAACACCTTCCTCGATTGCCATTTCTAATACAGCACGGAATCTAGGTTTCATAACACCTCCCAATCACATTCCCAGAAGTCATTGACATTTACCCAAAAGAAGTATTTTTGATTCTCTGATGCGAGAAACAACATACCATCGCCCTTGTCTTGCTCTACAATGCAAGTAGGGTTGTTATCCATTACATTACAAAGTCTATTCTTTGCTTTCTTGGATTTTGGTCTAACAATTACTTTGCGTGGATGTGACATTAGTTTGCAGTAAGGACAAGATTAGCAACTCTAGACTCCCCAGGGAGTTCTTGCAACTTATCATAAATGCGTTGGAATTGACAACCAAGATTCATGTAGTATGCAGCAAGATGCTTATCTCCCGCAAGATAAACAGCATCCTCTTTTGCTTCAATAAGAGACATAATATCCACCAACTCACCAGAAGTAAAAGAGATTGAAGTCATTTGATGTCGAAAATGTCGAACAGTTCTCGTTGAGTTTTAGTGAAGAGTGTATCTTCAGGAGGATAATTGTAGAGTTCAGACTCAAACTCTTTATAGAAATACATAATGTCCCGAAGAGCAGTAAGTTGCTTCTCGGTCAAGATTTCTTCAATAGTCAAAACAGTGTCAAGCATAGTTTCAGTAGTCAGTTCCATCATTTTCACACTTTTGGATCCAATAAGCATAAGCAGGAAAGTTCATTGGATGGTCTTGTTTTCTCTGATACCAACCAAAAGCATTATTCACTCGATTCTCTGGAACAAGCAAATAAGGAATGTTATGGGGCAGATGTGGAACGTAAGTCATCGGACCTCTTCAACCATACAAGTATAATAACCCAGAATCCCCCGTACCGCAACCGCATCAGTGCCACCCCTACAACTGGCACACGGTATCACTGGACTCAAGATAGATTGCTTATGTATTTTTTCAGCAGATGTTTTCCCTTATCAACATCAAATCTACGTTCAAAGAGTTCCATAAGTTCTAATACTAGGTCAGCATAGACAACTGGAACTCTGATATGTTTAGTTTCACCCGATTTGGGAAACTTTTTGGTAAATGGCATTGTATTCTATGCGGGACACATAGAGATTTATGCAGCAAGCACTTCACCCTTCACAAAGATGGTATCAACCACAGTCTGAAGTTGACGGGCAATCTTATCACCATAGTTGTTGTTCACAGGAATAGTGATAGTGCCAAAGGGTTTCTTATAGAAAGCAAACTCACCTGGTTTCATTGTACCATCTGCGATTGCTTTACGATCATCACGGTGCATACGGATAACACGTCCAACAGTTTGTGCCATTTCAATCAGTGGAAGATTGCGAAGCATAATGCAATGAGTCAGACCGTGAACATTCATACCTTCGGACAAGATGCTGTAATGAAATACAATGAACTTCTTGTCTGGGTCAGCACCAAACTCATTCATCTTTTGGAAGAATACTTCCCGAGACACTTTGGTTTTGTCGATATAAGCACCATGCTTGGAAGTGATGTGCATAATGGTATAACCCATGTCATTGAGTTGTTGCAGCAGATCACTTTCAGTGAACATTGCCCAAATTACTTTGGTGCTCGGTGCAGCAACAAGAACTTTAGGTGCATCACAATCAGAAATCTCTGACAGAATACCTACAATGTTTTCTGCATCTACAAAAGGTGCATTTTCTTTGGTGCGGATGGTTTCTGCTTCATAAGGCACAACCCGAGGGGGAATGATACTGCCTGCAGCAATCAGTTCTTGTGCAGGAATACTAATGATATTGTTACCATACACAGAGGTATTATTCATCGACTCTTCACTGTTATTGAACTTCGGAGTTGCAGTGAAGAAATAAGCATTATCTGCCACTGCTGAAGTATGAGCAATACCCACAAAGTTGCTGGGTTTCACACAATGGTGTGCTTCATCAAAATACACTACATCAATGTTGATGTCTGCTTCATTCACCCGACCAATGGAATTGTAAGTGGTGAAGATGAACTGATGCTTACCACTTCCGATTGCTGTGTCATTATACTCTGCAATGACTGCTGGACGTGTAGAGGATTGATGATGAGTTTCACCACTGTGAACGTGCATAAAAGCAATGTTTTGCTCTTTGAGATACTCTTCAAACTCCGAACAGAGTTGGTTTGCAAGCAGGATTCTAGGTGCAACAACAACAAATGTCATCGGTTCTGTTGCGTTCAGAACACGTTGACGGGCATCTTCCATCATCACAACAGTTTTCCCACCACCAGTAGGAATATACACAGAACCCCTGATTGCTTTCTGCACAGCATCAAGAGCACGTTGTTGATAAGGAAGCAGAGTCAGCATCAAATAATCAAATCACGTTTTGTATTCATACATTATAGCACCCCTCCCGTGGTTTCGGGAAGAGTGCTGGACAGTCCCACAAGTGGCAAGTCTCATTTGTTTCTCAAGAAGAGAAACCATACTAAACCACAAATAATTGCAAGTGCTAAAACATATTGCCAATAAGCAATAACTAAACAAATACCAACTAACCAAAGTATTCCACTCAAACTAATGTTTGAGTATTCACTAGACTTTGTTGTATTTGATATAACATTATCATTATATGTTTTTGGTGTACTATAAACAACTCTTTGAGCACCTGTCATTCCTAGTGCTGCTGCTTCTGCATCTGTTCTTGTTACGCAATCATTTACTCTAACTTTTTTAATGTAATTTGATTCTGTAATTACTCCTACTTCCCAATCAGTCATCGCTATTCAAATAATCATAAAACTCTTGAATTGTCGGAAGTTCTTCTCCTTCCTCCATTGCAATTTGGCACATCAAATCATACATTTCTTCTTCCATCTTATCAAGTGAACTAGAATCATAATCACTATAATTAGATTCTACTTCATATGAAGTATAACTATCATTCTCTACTACTTCATATACAACTTCTGGTTTATCGTTATAAGTTTTAGGATTGCTATTCAATACCTCACGAGAACCAGTCATTCCTCGCGCTGCTGCTTCTGCATCTTCACGGGTTATACAATCATTAACTCTTACATTTTGAATGTAGTTTGATGGAGTTACAACCCTTACTTCCCAATCCATAATCAAACAAATTCCGCAAGATAGTAGTCAACAGTTACTTCAAGTTCTGTTGCCTTTCTTTCAATTTCTAGAGCATACTCATCTGCAATCTCATCAGAGTTGTCATTACAGAAGAGGTCGAGAGTAGATTCATGCATCGTTGTCACCTTTTTGATTAACTGAATGAAGGCAATAATTAAATCCAAGTGATACTCCTAAAAGTATCAAATATACTACCAGATAAGTCATTAAAACTCAATAGGTTCAAGAGTCGGTCCAGGAAATCCAAACACACTCGGACACACTTCTTCAAACTCATCAGTTCCAGGAATCTGCCTATAGGTTCTCAAAGAACCCTCTAGAGTATTATTAAGAGTAGAGTTAATCTTATCAACCTCCACAGAGTCATTATACACATCTGCAGGAGTGTTGTCAACCTCAAAGATAATCAGGTTGATACAAGCATCCTTTGCATCTTTGAGAGTCTTTGTAACGTGTTGAGGAGTATCAACAACATCAGTTACAATCCACTTTGATGCAGTTGCTTTACGAATGAATCCAACTGTATTAGAATCCTTCTGGACTTCGTAGATACCAGCAGACAGACGAGGAAAGGTGAAAGTCATAATCAAGCAGCAACAGAGTATTCAGGAAGGATGCAGAAAGAATTGCACCACTTGCGAACCCATTGAAGAGTATCAGCATAGCAACGAGGTTCACTCATCACCATACTAGAATCCTTGCGAGGATTGTAAGCAACGGCAACGTAACTATAACAATCAGGAGATTGCTCAATCTCTTGAATCCACATCTGATTCACATTACCATCGTGCCAATCCCAACGGGAAGTAGTGTAATGGAACACATCAAGAATCATCAGGTCTCCTTTGCTTGTGTCCCTGTATTATAGGGCATCAGGGGGGTCTGCGGGACTTTACTGTGCCAGTGCTACAAGTGGTACTTCAACATCATCATGGACCGATTCTCTTGATGTTATATACTCAAGTTCATGCCATTGATTATGATAACATAGTACGAGAAGATGGTCTTTTTTATGGTGAGTTCCTTTATTGCAGAGTTTATCTTTTACCGCAATCTCAATAGAGATATACTCCTCGTCTTTGAAATATATCCATCCTTCCATGTGTTTCCATTTTACATAATCATTAACTTTGGGATTGTAATGAAATGGCATTTGGCAATTAAGTAATCTCTTTTAATTTATACAGTTATTCGACATTACAATCTGGATGCCAACCTGCTTGACGTTCACACCAAGTTTTGAGAGAACTACTCGGGGGTTGCTTCAATCTCTCAATTCCTGCTTGTTTATCGTAAGCATCAAACATCTTCTGGTCACGTTTAATTAGAAATGTGTTCCAACCAAGAACAGCAATGAAAGCAAGAAAGAAATAGGTAATAGTTTTAGAGTTCATTTGTAAAGATAACCTCCTGCCCAATCGGCACGTTCATACATTTCCTGACGAGACTTCTCATCAACAAGATTAAATCTCACACCATTCTTTGCTGGTGCTTTCCATGATGATGATTTATACACATCACCAGTGCTCAAGTCAACAAATGCGTGAGCACTACGTTGACCTTGAGGAGTGTGAAGTACAATCTTTGCATACTTCCTTGCTTTATCATAGGTGAAATTATACAGACCTTCACCTTCACAGAGTTTATCAATCTGCTCTTGATGCCATTGAGCAGTTTCTGGGTCATCAAGAAACTTTCGATGACTCTCAATCGCATAAGTTTGATAATTGGTGCGAAGAACATCGCAAAATTGCTGAATCAAATCAAGGATTTGTTCTTGGATTAGTGTGGTGTTGTTCATCCGTTGTTCAATTCGTTTGTAATGATTTCAATTCTTTTGATTTTGTCGGTGAGAGATTTGATTTTAGCAACTACAAAATCATAATCATCCTGTGTCTTGCCAATCAATGCCTCATCAATTCTCTCAAATGCAGCAGCAGTTTGTATTGTAAACTTGTTAGTTGGCATAATTATTCAGTCAATCCTGCTTTTTCGTAGATTTCCATACCTTTACGGAGACGGATTGAATCATCAATCACCTCACCAATCTGTTCGTAAATGTAGTCGGAACCTCCTACATCACAGAGCACATCTTCAGTGAGTTCTTTAGAGAAACGCACTTCATCGCAGTTTTCACCAACGATCTCAAATACATCATCTTGAGTGAATACAAACGCAGCACAACCTGCGTCCTCACCTTGCCTCTCAATCATTTGGTTGATTGAATCACGAAGTTCAGAAAGAGTGCGGAACATAATCAGTCGTCTCCAAAGTTGTTGACAAGGAAATCTTCAAGTTCACAAAGTTCCACCTCATCCAAGGAGGAAATGTAGTTGTGCAAAGTATCTACTAAGACACCATCATTCTTTTTGCAGGTTTCATACAGAAACTCAAAAAGTTGAGTTTTGGTAGTCATAATCAGAAAGAAAGGTAAGGGTGCTCGGGGTCAAGAACATCAACAGTTTTATCTGTGAAATGAAAACCATTCATCGGATAAAACTCATCATCACCAATGTCATAGATTGTCACATCCATCTTCAACTGCTCAAGAGTGAGAGTCTGAAGAATCTCCAGAAGATTTTGATAAGTCATCAGATTACTTTGAGTTTGCGTTTGATGTGTTGAAGTGCTTGTTTTCTTGCTTTGAGTTTCCCCTTACAAGAACCTTTTGTATTTTTACGTTTTCCTGAATTGTGTTGCCAATTCGGAGTCATCCCTCCCCTTTGCTTGTCTCCATAGTATAACACCCCTCCAGTGGTCTGGAGAGGTGTTAGGGACAGTGCTACAAGTGGCACACTGACTATTTTTTGAGTGTTCTGGTTTCTAATCCTTTCACAACCATTCCTTTCCTAATCATTTTCATCATTGCTTCTTGTGCAGATTCAAGTTGAAAATAACAAGCAAATTTGGTCTCATCCATAAACTCATACTCTACTGTATAAAATTCATTATCTAATTTATACATATGAGTATTCTTTCCATTCTGGATCATTTGCTCTATCTAAAGTGAAGAGCATCTTATTGATTGGTTTTCTTGGGACACATTGCAGAACTAAATTAGTTTCTTCTAAAAGTTTATCACTCTTTCTGGTGTTGCAAGGCATACAAGCAACAACTAGATTTTCCCAAGTATCTTCACCACCACGGGAACGTGGAATGATGTGGTCGATGGTGAGTTCTTTGGTGGAACCACAATACTGACACTTATGACCATCACGTTTATAAATCATTGACCTTGATGGTTTGTTTTGTGCGAGTTTCTCGTAGGGCAACTTAATATAATTGACCAGACGGATAACCCTCTTACCAAGTGCCTGTGCTTTATTCTTCATAAGCAGCACGATTGCTCTCTTCCAATTCGTGAAATTGATTGGTTCGTAAGATGCGTTTAGAACAAGTATTGTTTTGTATGGTTCAATTTGTAAGTAGTCCATCGACCCTTTTGTGAGTTTGCA